TTACTGGAGAGAATGGTAAGCTCATTACTGTGAAAGGGAGTGTAAATGCTGAATAGTAAAGAAGGCTTTGATGCTACTGTTTCTATGTCTATCGAGATGTTTCCTATTGCAGCAGTAGACTACAAGGGAATGTTTGAGTCTCTCAGCTTCTTTACCGATGCACAGAAAGCAGAGATACGTACGAAGATCCATGACTATGACTTGAATCCTAAGTCTCGTAGTGGAGGCTCAGCGCTGAAGAAGGAGATAGAGAAAGTAGCGTATTTCAAGAATGGTCTGTTAGAGCATATAGAGGCTATTCGTGAAATACTCCAGCCAAGAGAGAAAGTAGGTAGAGTGTCTGTGCGAGAGGCTGAAGCTCTTGCTGAACAAAGGTCTATCAACTCTACTGCTGAGTCATACCGGAAAGCATTTCCTGATGAAAAGATGTTACGTACCTTTGCTGTGAACATCATAGGAGATGTTCAAGGAGACTACACAAAGGATGAATTACCCGTTGTGATAGCCACAAAACAGATAACAGGTGTTCTACAGTCGATTTCATAGGAGAGCGTTATGAAGTTAGAAGACGTGGACCGTGTGAGAGGTTATCTCGTCTCTGGGAAAGTACTATGCCCAGACTGCTATGCCCAACAAGAGAGGAATGGAGTACGTATCTATCCTCGTACTCTCTCGCCGTACTCTCAAGACTGCTCTATGTGTCGAGTGGTCGTTTATACAGGTGTTCTCTCAAATACGCTGTTCAAGTAGTATCTGCAACCATGTAAAGGGGACATTACATGAATCAGTTAGATATGTTTTCACAGAGTGAAGTTGAATACCACAACGAGCATATCTTGAATGAGGTGATTATGTCACTCTATCATGCAACGAAAATGTGCCCTTCTGGTATGCTGGTTGTCGGATATGATCCTACTGTGTACTGTGAGAGATGTGAGATAGTGGAAGGGTCTTTCGCTATTCGGTTTCAGCTACAAATCCTCTGGAATGGAAAGCATACCCATTATATTAATCTCTGTGATTGTTGCCTAGATATCGTTGTAGACTGTGAGAGAGAGTTTCAGGAGAAGAATAGGGAGTCCTTCTCTGCTCATGTTGTGGAGTAGTATATATATAGCCTCTGTATTATATATCAATAATACAGAGGCTATATAGAGGGGAGCTATGGAGACTACAGAAGATTTAACAATTCACATGGTCCTGTTCTATAGCCCATGTGTACAAACCTGTTGCACTATTTGTGGGATATTATCTCCCACTGCGGCGATTCTGCTTGGGGATAGAGATGAATGCGAATGCAAAGAATGTCTACGAATCCTAACGCTACAGCGAGAAGTAAGTAACCCTAATAAGAGACGTATACGCTCATGAAAGACCTCCTCTCAAAGCTCACAACGTACCATCTCAAGGAAGCGTATCACACACTCCTCAACTCTGTTCTCTCTAACATTAGAACAGTAGAAAGGCTTGATAGAGCCTATGATATCCTTACAAGAGATAAGAGATATACTGTAGAGTATATATCCGGTAATCCTGTGACGTTTCAAGTGAAAGGACCTAACGATACGTATACTGTTATTAATAGCCAAAGGCTATGTACATGCCCGGATACTGATATACTGTGTAAACACAGGCTTATTGTGAGCTTGATACTTAATAGTATTAACCTACAGAGGAAGGATGGGATTTCTGTTAGTATAGTAGAGGATAGTCATATTAATCCTGAAGGGGATAAGTAAATGAATCCAGCAGAGTATACGATAGTAGTTGACCTGCTTGCTGAAGGTCTCAGAAAGATCTGTCCACATTGGGGAACTGGTGAGGTGTATGCTGTTCCAGGGTACGAGAGGAATCAACTAGGAGGGTTTAGGTACTGTGCCGACCTACTCGCTAAGGCTTTGTATGAGCTGAATGCTGAGTTTAATATCAATGGCTTTCTTGCTGATGTGGCTCGTACAGCCTATGAGCCGATTGAGGATATGCAGGTTGAGGATGAGCCTCAAGGAGAGTAAGTAGTACTATTCCACTCACTACAAGCTAAATTCCCCTCTGTACTCCTCTGTAGGACCACTCAGTCTTGTCAAGCTATTCTACCCTACAGAGGAGTTTCACATGGCTTTATGGACGTGCTGCGAGTGCCATTTCGTGCCTTGGAGTATTCACTCACTCTTCTAGAGTGCTGTGGGTAAATAGCGTATTACAGTATTGCTGTAATACAAATTACATGGGAGATCTCATGCGCTATCAAGTGATCGGTATTACAGAGGACTTTTTCAACTCAGATAACCCTACACTTGTTCCAGGCATCTACTTCACAGATAGCTATCCTGATAGCTGTAGTATGGAAGGATGGTGGGTGATGGACGTCCATGAGATGTCTTCTTGTCCTCACTGTAACGATACTGTCTCTCTTGTGTCCATCCTTCACGACTTTGCTCAATCTGGACTGTAGCTCTATATATCTATATATCAGAGAGGAGAATAGACAGGATTGATTGTTGCAGTACCTCTCTATCAGAGGTATCTCTACTCTAGAGGTAGTCCATACAGACTAATCTAGAGTTACTATTCTCTACAGATTAGTAGAGCTAGAGTAGTCCATACAGACTACTCTCTCTAAGCTTCCTATGAGTACGTATCTATGTATACAGGTCTAATAGGAAGCTTTAGAAAGGTAGTGCTATAGTAATATAGCACTATTAGTACAGTATAGTTAAGTACAGTCCAGGGAACCCATAAAGACCGTATATCCCCCCTTACCCCCCTAGTAGTAACACACACACATATATATAACACTATACTAAATTTCTTTTTCTGGTACACATCTGAGATATCTCTCTCCTTGGTAGATAATCTCTTGAGGTACCAGCTTTCCAAATGGTATACCTCCATGTATTAGCTCTGTAGGAAGTTCGAATGGAGCATAACGTATAATAGTTACCCTGTGATCTTTAAGATACCTCTTCTTCCACTTCTTCATCTTCAATTTACTCACCATATCCATTCAGCATAAAAGCTTCTGGATACTCTACAAGATTGGTAGTATACCTCTGGACCCAACACCAATTACCTGTACATCTCTTATCTTTAAGATAGAACACTAACCATCCTCTTTTCCTGAGATACCAGATCATAAAAGAGATAATCATTCCTCTCCTACCTCTACCTCATTACAATTGAGCAGTATATACTTCTCAGTATATGTAGCACCTGTGACAAGTGTAGCATGTCTATCTACTGTTATATATACCTCTCCATTCCCTGGAATAGACATAATAAATTCTACAAAAGCTTCTTTAGTCATGCTTAATACTCCTGTAAAACAGCAATCCTCTCTACGTTCTTCTTATATCTATAGCTAGAAGACCTATACCCTTTCATACTTACCTTCTGTACAGGAATATCCTGTAGCACTAAAGACCATTCTATACAAGTAGCTAACTGTTCTTTATAAGATATATTGCTATACATATCCTCTCTCTCGTCAAGCCATGCTATAAAAAATAATACACTAAATACCCCTAATCCATATCCTAGCATAACCATACATGCACATAGCATCTTGTCATTTCTTGAAGAAGCTGTTACACTTCTTCTGTGTCGTGTCCTTTCTCCAGTATATACAAGAGTAGATGACACAGAGTCTACTCTTGTATATACATACGTCCTATTAATCTACCTAATATACCTCATGGAATAATATGTAGATTCGTGGGTGCTTGTGGTCCTGCTGCTACAAACTCGTATGCACCTATATCCCAAAATGATCCCTGTGGGCGAGATACGTTATCACGGTCATAACTAAATAGAGCTACAGTTGCTCCTGCATCTTTCCCAGCGCTTGTACTGGTAAGATGATAGTTATTTGCCGCGACATCAACAAAGGTTGCATTGGTCCCTACAGCATGTGTCCAGGTAGTGTTACCTCCACGAGCTAAGAAATTTGCTAGAGAGCTATAGTTTGTATTATTCCACCGTATAAGTGTTACTCCACTACTATCTGCAATAAGATCATAGTCAAAATTACCATTACTCCCTCCACCGTTAGACTCAATTTCATAATTCCCGTTATTCATCATAATATTATTACGGGTAGTAATACCTGCTGTCGGAGTTGGACCAAATTGTACTCCTATATTCTGGTTATTGTAGACTGTATTGCTGTAGACTTGTAAGTCTTGAGCTGTAAATCCCTGGAGTGTCATCCCATCACCATACGTGGGATTACCTGTATATTGTCCAGGGGTAAACCCATTATGATACACAACATTGTTAAATACTCGTACACCAGAAGAGTTAAAGACTTCGATACCAATATCATTGTCGTGTACGGTATTATTGTAGATATAACTTGTACCACCATTAGCGGTATCAGCACCTGTATCAATGTACAATCCAGAAATACCCTTACAATTTCCGGGGCTGAAACACCAGAGTGCAGCAGGATCACGCCAATTGTTATACACCGTATTATAACGGAGTATACAATTGTACCCTTGTCCGCCACATTTAAAACCACCTTCATCATCACTTGCACGCCCATTATCATGGACAATATTAAACTCAGCAATGTTGTTAAACCCACCTCCTGCACCCATTAAAAGAGGTGCAGTTGCAGAGTTATATATTTCATTATTGGAAAAAACGTTATTTGTACTATCAAACCGAAATCCCGCTGAGTTTATACCGTTGTCATGGTACTTTCCGTTAATAAACCAGATATGGTGGCATCCAGAGGTTAATAAACAAGAGAGAAACTCTTGTATAGGGTTCAAGAGTTCGAATCCATTCCATACCACATAGGACGCTGCACCAGTATCATAACCATCAAGACACCAGGTATGCCCACTACAGTTAAGAACAGGTACTTCACCTGTATACGCACGAAATGTAATGTAATTACCTGCACTCCCAGAGTGAGAAAGGAAATCTCCTTCGTTATATGTTCCAGTTCTTACAAGTACTTGTTGTCCTGCGGTAAGGGTTGATACTGCTTTACCAATTGTGCACCAAGGAGTAGCAAGTGTGGTACCTGTATTTGAATCATTGCACGTACCACCTAGACTATTTTTATCTACATAAAACGTTGTACCTGTAACAGGTGGGGGCGTTAATGGTCCACTACGCAATGACCCATCAATAACAGGTTCAGACCAGCCTTGTGCAGAGATATTACTTACACACACTAGGCTAAGAAGACAAACTGCAGTGAAAAGCCAGCTCTTTTTCATAGTACTACTCCGTTTCTTATTTGAACTATTTACCGTTGTATACACACATCTTTTTAACCATCTGATAAAGCTTGTATTACAGCCTCTCTCTTCCCTACAGAGTTTGTATAAACACTAATCACAGGTTCTTCTGCTTGGTCATCGTATTCAGCATACACAAAACACTGTATATCACCTTCTACTTTTATTATCTCTTCTAGTCTTGCTATAGCTTGTGATAGCAGCATTTTCTAATCCTTCTGTAACCACTATTCTTATACACACATTTCTTGCTATAGTACTACGTACCATCTCTTCTAGTGTAAGTACTATACACATACTCCCTTTACACACACTACAAGGTTTTTCTATAGTCATTCTGAAGTATCTTGTGTACTATGCCTTCTCACTCTTGGCCTGCTCTTACTCTCTACTACTACGGGCTCTTCCACTACTTCTACTTTCTCTTCAGTAGGTACTACCTCATGAGGTAGTAAGTCTAACTGTATAAGAGAATCTAAAGGTGCAATTATAACTCTCCTCACTCCTGTATCTAGTATATCAGCATCTATATCAATGAAAAGACCTTCTACTACTCCACCAGCATAGTCATCAAATATAACAACATGTATATCACTCTCTACCCTTCTCAACTCTTCCAGTCTTTGTATAACCTGTGAGATTAGCATTGTTAAACATCCTATACATATTTACAGAAACGTTAATAAACAAATCCCACATATGTCTAGGCTTTACTTCAAGCCCTAAACCTCTACATACTATCCTCAAATACTCCTTCTCTTTATTCTTGTTTACCTTAGGTAAAGTAGGCTTCATAAATTCTCACATATCAAACATAGCGTTCTTCCCTGCTTACTCTCCTCTATAACAGGCTTACCAAATAACTCACGTACTCTCTTTGTATGTAATCTGGTATCTTTCAGTGTCTTATTTATCTCCTCTGCTAATGCTAGGTTATGTGTCTCACATAGCCGTATAACACTACATGTTACACCTGTATTCTCATATAACCTACTATGAAACTTCTCACACTGCTCAAGTATGCTCATCGTGTATATCCTTTTCACATAATGTCTTACCATGCTCTACACCATTTACAGTATACGTTGGTACAACAAGTGTACTATGTCTATCTAACGTATGCTCTTGTAGCTGGTTCACAGTATAGCATATAAAGTTACATGTAGTCTTAGTACACTTAAACACTTCATGCTTGTATCTTGTTATATCATCCATATGTTACACATCTTCTAGTATTGCGATGATAAGTGGTAAGTACTTTTCATAGACCTCCTCTACACCATTACTTAATAAAATACGTAACCTTTTCTTACCTTCAACATCAAAGACTATACGTAATCCTGTAAGCATCTCTTTCTTCAAAATAAAGGTACCACTTGGTCCTTTCACTTCAAAGAGACTTTCATGATTAGTATACTCACCCATTAAAACTCTCCTCCATCTCCATCAGATGTACATCCATCTCCTGTAGAATCTCCGCTATTACTATCTCCTCCATTGTCACTACTTGTATCTACAGGTTGTCTTGACTTTACATGGATAGGTTTTATACAGACCTGTACAAACCCGTCTGTACCATCATCTCCCCCTGAATCTCCACCTCCACCTTCTCCTGCATTTACTCCTTTTACACTTAACAATCCTACTATAATAAACACAAACATTACCTTCTTCACTTACTTACCTCCTTCTCTAATACATCCTTCAAAAATACTAACATCTTCCTAGTATTTCCATAAAATACATACCTATTAATATACTTATACATCTCTAATTCTGTATTTATACCTCCTTCTTTTAATATATCTCTAGCAATAGCTAGCCATAGGTCTTTCAATACATACCTACATATAATCCTTCCTATTTTATTCTTTACATAAGTCTTATCTCTCGTAGAGAGAGATAGCCACACTTTGTATAGAGTACTATGAAACCATCCTTCTCTAAGGAATAACTTCTCTATCTCTACAACACACTTAGAGACGCCAAGTCTCGGGTATTTCAAATCTGTTATTTCCGTCTAAAAGTTCCATTACTATGTCTCTTTCTTCTACTTCTATCTTGATACCCTTTCACTTTCTCTCTATACCTAACAGCCTTAGTAGCCATACTCCTAGCTTCAATGGCTTCATACCTTTTAAGTACAGCATCTAAGCATTCTTCTGCAAAATTCTCAATACTCAGCATTGCTTTTCTCTTTCTGTATAAGTATACTCGCCTTGTGGAGTGGCTGTAAAGAAAGATATGAGAGGATTAGAGCGTCTCTCATATCTTTCTTGAAAAGAATACCTCAATATGAGAGAAAATACAAGGAAAATATACAAAATGAGTGAAAAAGTATGAATATTTCTCTCTTATCTGAACAATTACTAGAAGAAGCTATTACAGAAGGGACTATTACTCTAAATAATAGAGTACTAGAGCTTACCGCAAGTCAAATTATTACAGTTATTAAATACATATTAGACAAAAAGGTCTCTAGTAGTGCTGTAGAAGATGGAATAGATATTCCCCAAGAAATGCTCTCTCTAGGAGACTAGCTCTAACATGTATTATTGAAGGAGTAGAGAAAATGTCAGTATACTTTCATAAGTCCAAGTCTGAGAATGGAATTTTTGTAACAGTAGGGATTAAGAATCCTGATATATTTATAGTAGCGACTTTAACAGAGGAAGAGTTTTTAGACCTTGTAGAACAGGTAAGAAGTGAAGAACCTACTTATATATTACCACTAGAATGCACAGAAGACTAATATGTCCTGGTCTCTACATAACCTATTCCCTATATGCCTCAAGCCTACATGCCCTAAATACGCTACACGTCATATGCTTCCACATCAAGAAGAAATAGCTACGCAAATCCTTACAGGAGATGAGAACTATATCTACTGGCAAGGTGGGGTAGGTAGTGCTAAAACTATGCTCTATGCAGCTCTTAGCGCAGCATTTATTATTACTATTCCCTATAGTAGGGCTATACTATTTCGTAAAGACTACGGCCTTAACTATGAGACACTCTGGCTCTACTTCAGACAAAGTATCCAAGCAGCTATAGATCAAGGGATTATAAGGGGAGATACACGTAAAATATGGTCTCGAAAGAAACAAGGAGACTATTCATACTGTGAGTTACCTAACGGTAGTATAGCTAGAGCAGGACAAACGAAGTCCTGGTCTGAGTTTATGGGTCCTACATATGATCTAATAGTCGTCTCAGATGCTATGGAGAATAATAACTTTGGAGACATCTTTAGAGGAGAAGGCGTTGTTGGAGGGCTCCAATCAAGGTTACGTGGACAACATAGCTCATTCTTTAGACTTCCTAATGGAAGGTTTAAAGATATGCGAAGATTTCTTATTGAAACGAATCCGCCACCTAACATTAATGAACTCCATACCCTTTTCGGTAGAGATCCTGGAGTGCGTAACCTTACAGAAACAACTGATCCAGTTACAGGCAAATATATTACATACAGACATATACAAACAACATCTACTCAAAACGACCACAACCCCTCCAGCTACGTCCTCGAAATAGCTTCTACTCACTCTAACCCTGACGATATACGACGTATACTCGAAGGTAAGACTGTTCCTTACTATGGAGGTATACGTGTTATAGATACCTTCCATCCTGAAATACATGTAGCTTCTTTTGAGGTAGATAAAGAGTTACCACTCTTTATAGGCATAGATCAAGGGTTACAACATCCAGCAGTGACTTTTAGTCAAATTAAACAGTGTGCATATAATAAAGATCATTATATTACACTATCAGAGATATCTAATCTATACGATAAAACTACATATGAGTTGGTAGACTATAGGAATAGCGACCAACTAGGTATCTTACAACACTTAGGAGACTTTTATCCTACACACTTTGATCTAGAAGCGTATTTACAAATAAGAGAGAAGTTATTAGAAAACATACAAGATCCTTCTCACATAGACTCTAGAATACTAGAAGGTCACTTTTATAACATATACTTCTGTATAGATAAAAGCTCAGAAAATAGAAGTGTTAATAATAGAGACTCTAAGTCTGCTAGGGTGGTATTGAGTACAGAATACGGAATAACATGTAAGGTAAGGACTAACATAGCACTAGAGCAGTCGTTAAATAGAATGAAAAAGTTGCATACAGAAATATGTACATGTAATTTACCAAGAAGAATGATAGACAGGAACTGTCTTATGTTAATAGATGCATATAGTGGAGGGTACAGGTATCCTAAGAAGAAAGACGGTACTCATTCCGATAAACCAGTAGAGGATCACAGATATGAAGATATAGCTGATGCAGATAGGTACTCTCTAGAGAATTTCCTTTTTACACAGTTCTCTATAGAGGCGGGTGGGCATGAGTCTCTACAGATGCATAGAGATCTGTACCCCTGGTCATGGATGGGAGAACATTATAAAGGCTAACTTGACATTACTCTATTCTATACAGTATTCTTATGTACAGAGAGCCCTTAGCATATCTACCTAGAGATAAAAATGCCTATTAGCACTGAAGACTCCAAGTGGGTACTTGATATTATCCTTGGTACGATGAATGCTACCAGGGAAAGAAGGAAGCTTATTGAGTATGAATGGCTACAGAACTATAGAGCCTATCAAGGATGGCCTTCTTATTCATACACACTCCCTCTACCAGGTGGAAGCGTTCACTACTTCATCCCTCATGCACGTAGAACAATAGAACGTGGAAGTAGTAGAATTAAGAAGTTACTACTACCTAGAAATAAGTTCTTTCAAACTATCCCACGTGACCTTTCATCCTACGAAGCCCATACAGACGCAGGTGCAGTAGACGGTCTACTCGACTTTATCTACTCAGAGAAGATAGATAGAAACTCTGTCATAGGTGGACTTGTACGTAGCTTACAGCTCTACGACTTCTCAGTCTTAGGTACAAGTGTAAAGGTAGAAAAGGACGAAGTATGGCCATTTCAGGCAGCTAAGGATCCTTTCTCTTTCTATGTCTTCCCTGACACATCTACCAACAGAGACGAAGCGCAGCTTATATTTGAAGATATAGTTATCCCTTATCAGGTATATTACAGCTTTGTAGATAGAGATAATCCTGATAAGTCTTTATATGGATATATACCAGTAGATAAGTTCCATAACCCTATATGGCCATATCATTTAGTGGAGAGGCTAGCATATAGAGGTTTGTCATCTCCTTCAGACTTTGTGCAAAGCACTAATAACTACTCAAATAGAACAGAAGAAGATCTACGAGAAAGCAGTAAAAAAGTAGTCACTTCTCTAACAGAGCAATCACGTAAATTCGTACAAGCTAGTAAGGTATACTTCCGTATACAAAGTACATGGTATTACTGTGTAGTAGCACATAACTTAGAACAACCTTGTTTACTGAGACTAGATGAAGAAGAGAATACTCCTCTGTATAGATGGACTACAGAAAGACCTCTTCCAGGTGAATTATATGTATCCTCACAAATGGATGATATAAGAGAACTACAATCTCTATCTAATAATGCTCTTTCTCAAGTAGAGAGTAACAGAAGTATAGTAGCTGAGCCACCAGTAGCTAGAGATAGAAATCTTGCAACACGTACAGAGCAATATGTCTATAAGCCCAGAGCTATATGGGATGTAGAAGGTGACCCTAAGAATGTATTTAAGAATGTAGATATACATGATACTGGACCTGAGGGTATACGAGCTTTCCAGATATATTTAGGTCTTATGGACCGTGGAAATGGCGGTACCATAGCAGAAGGTCAACCTGGTAGAAATATGCCTCGGGCAGGCTTTGCAGTGAACAATCTTGTAAACCTTTCTCTAGCAGACACAGAAGACTCTGCACAGTGTATAGAAAGTGGATTACTAACTCCAGGTATGTCTGATGTGTATCATGTATGTATGGAGTACATACCTACTTCTCAAATTCTACAAATCCCTGGAAAAGCTGGACAAGCACCTAGAGCATTTAATAAGCTAGACCTACGTGGGTCATATACCTTCAAGTGGCAGTGTGCACTAGAATTTAGAGACACTCAGCAAGTAGCTGATTCTTTAATGAAACTATTCGAAATACTAGCTAATCCTCAAACTATGCAGCTTTTACAACTACAAGGATATTCTGTTAACTTTCAAGAACTAATACAGACTTTATATGTGTATAGTATAGGAGAGGAAGGGCTTGTAGATATTATAACTAAAGCTCCACAACAGGGTATGCAACCTGGTATAGCTCAGCCTGGAGGTATGTTACAACAGAATAATACACAACAAAACGGAGTACAGGGAAATCCTGTACAGAGTAATGGAACACAAATTCCACCTCAAATACAACAAATGTTACAGAGTTTACAAGGAGTTACAGGTAATGGGCAGGTCAGATAATAGATCAGGTGGTCCTGAAGATGCTAGTGCTACTCGTATGAAGCATAAAGCTGGCTCTCATGCGAGAGGGACTAAACAGAAGAAAGGTGACTCAGGTAGTGGTAAAGGTGCTCCACAGAAGTCAAAGTTCCAGAAGCGAGATAGCTCTGGAAAAGAGAGTCTAGACGAAATGCAGTTCTAGGTATATACATATGTATATATAAGGAGATATAAAAATGGGTATGCAGCAAGAATCATACGACGCACTTGCAAGGCCAGGAACTAATACAGGGTTAGGTACATTATTCTGGCAAGCTGTCCAAGCTGGTGTACGAGCTATCTCTCCTACAAAACAGATGCAGGATAGTAATATCCTTCATGACAAAGACCAGCTAGTATTACCATGTATCACTGCTCCAGTAGCAGGTGCATATGGACTATTTGTCGTCACAGAAGGTATTTGGGTAGTTGATAAGGCTGTTATCTATCAAAGAGTAGCAGGGACATCTATTACCTTTGATGTGTTATGGGCTGCTAGCGGTACTGCAATTGGCTCTGGTACTACGCAACTTACAGGAACTATAGATGGCGCTACAGCAGGTAATAACTTGAAATATGTTCTAGGCGTAGTTATTGCTGCTCCTACACAAGCTGGACCTGGGAATATTCTTGGAGTGAACATAGGAGGTACAGTTACGTCATTTATCGGTCATGTACAAGTTGATGTAAAAAGGATTGGATAATATATGGCAGAAGAGATTGAAAGCACTAGCGAAAATGTAGAAACTACACAACCTACTCTTAATGAGGAGAAGCTAGGGGAGTTAATTAAGAAAGGGTTTAAAGAGTCTTTAGAGTCTCTTGGGCAACAGTCTCAACAACAGACTGCACAAGAACCAAAAGATCCCTGGGATGAAGTACTAGAGCCTAGGATTAATAAAAGGACTCAACAGTCTAACATTACTGCTCAATCCGCAGAGGATAAAGTAGATTTCTATACCTCTGACTACTGGCTTACAGAGCTAGACGAAATGCTCCCTGGAGATCTAGACACAGATGAAGGTAAGGTAGCCTTATCAAAGGCTAAAAGGGAAGTACGAGAGAAGATAGAAACTACCTTCTCTAATCTTGTCAAACAAGGTAGGGGTATCCCTCGTAAAGATATAGCAGACTTTGCTGTAGGACAGTATATCAAGAAGAATAAAACTTCATACATAGAAGGAGTTTCTAAGAAATCTTCCTTGAAAAAGGAAATGGAAGTAACCAAGGCTAAAAGAGCAGTAGATATGAGTACTGGAAATATCAGTAACTTCTCTCCTGAACAGATTCATAAAATGGATCAGAGTAAGATAGATGAGCAATTTGGGAATGTACTTTTCTAGCACTCTACTTTCTATACTTTTATTTACTCCTCTCTACACAGAGAGTAAATGTGTAGAGAATAAGAGAAATATGCATGAGAGGTATATGTTTATGAAACAAACAGGATACCCTCATGGTAGAAAAGGATATATAGTAGACCATATAACTCCTCTCTGTGCAGGTGGTATAGATAAGGTATATAATATGCAATGGCAGACTGTAGAGGATGCAAGGGAGAAGGATGCAAAGGAAAGGGCCTTCTGCCATAGATTATGGAGTGAGTGATGAAGGTTACTAGTAACATGAAAAAACTATCTACTACTCTACTACTTCTACTACTCCCTATCTCGCTACACGCTACAACTCTTACTCTAGGCTGGGATGATACTATAAACAACACTGCTGTTAAGTATCGTATGTACAGACAATTAAGCTGTACGGGATCTTACGTTGTTCTAGGAGAAAGTATCTATCCAAACCAGACCTTCTTAGATACTAACGTTAGCATAGCAACGTATTGTTATAAAGTAACAGGTATAGACTCAGCAGAAGTAGAGTCCGGACCAAGTAATATCCTGACAGTAACCTGTAAACATGGACCGCATCAAACAATAACATGTACTGGTGTGTAAGTGAGGTGTAGAATATATGAGCTGGTTTGAAGCTCTGCAACTAGCCTTAAGGCTTATCTCTATGATTTCTCCTGTAATAGGTCAACTACACGTTAGTGCAGATGAGCCCTTAGACCCTACAATACTAGATGATAAAAGTAAACAAGCTATTGCAGCTCTCCATAGAGAAGTGAATGGACGCTAGAATAGGTTGTACAACGCTACTTCTTATACTCCTACTATGGAATAGCACAGGCCAGATATCTAACATTTATAAACAAGTACACTGTAAAGGTAAGTTTACTCTTATAGGAACAGTATACGCTCCACAAGAATACTTTACAGATTTAAATGTCTCGAACGGGTTATACTGTTATAGAGTTACTCATACAGACCTAAAAGGAGATGAATCGGAGCCTAGTAATGTAGTTAGAGTAGAGTGTATAACAAAACAGTCCTGTAGAAATGTCTACTAAAAGTGTGTACTAAAGGGTATGTATATACACACTATACATACCCTCTCTAATGTCTACTAATTATAAGGTGTATAGAAATGGCTGATGTAATTAACAACTTCTCCTCTCTAGCTAACGACGCTCCTAATGTAATGATTACTAAGAGAATGTATGAGCTAGCAAATCGTAAACTTGCGTTAGGTCAATTCGCTAAAGACTATGCTCTAGAGTCTTACATGTCTAAGACTATGAGAATTGTTAGGTATAACAGGTTTAGTTTACCTAATACTCAGCTTGCAGAAGGTGTACCTCCTGACTCTGTAGCGTTAGGCTTCACATTTGTAGATATTACTCTCGAGCAATGGGGTATTGTTGCTCTACTAACAGATGTAAGTATGGTAACTATTGTTCACCCTATTCTACAAATAGCTATTGATAGGTGTTCGTTAGCTATAGCGGAGCTTATGGAGAGAGAGATGGCTCTCACTCTGTTAAATACAGGCACAAGTGCTGTATATGGAAATGCTGGACAAGCTGCTAGATCAGGTATTGTTACAACAGGAAGCCCTAAGACTGACAGAATGACTACTGCAATGTTAATCTCCTCTGCTGCTCAGTTACGAGCACAAGGAGCACCACCTTTTGATGGTGAACTCTACGGTGCAGTTATTCAACCTCAACAAGAAGCCGATATGCTTCTTAGTGATACAGTATTCCAAAACTCTAGTAACTTTGCACGTGTACGAAAGTTAGAGAATGCTGAAATTGGTATCTATATGGGCTCACAGTTTATACGTGGGAACTTTTTACCTATCTATAGAGGAGAAGCTGCACCTGATGGCTCAGCAGCTACGACCGTGAAAGGTAGGGTAGTAGTTGCAGATACAGGTGGTGCTCTTGCAACAGGGAACTATCAGGTTGTCTTTGTAGCAAGAGATGCTACAAGTGACTATGAGAGACGTATTTCTCAAAACAGTGCTAACTTAGCGGTATCTGCCTCTGTCACAACAGGTTCCATAACAGCTACTACGCCTACTGCTACTTCGTATGTCTATGATGTCTACCTCACAAGAGTGAACCTTACCGTTCCTTATAAAGTAGTGTCTAGAGGTGCTCCTAATACGTCTTACGTATTAACTACACAGCCAGCAGGAACAGAAACTATTGCTCCTACAGCTCCTTCAGCAAGTACAGAAGTCTTTATCTCCTGGCTACTTGGACAGGATGCATTTGCACGAGTAAAGCTTGATGCTATGTCTATGCAGTCATACATTACCCCTCCAGGTGCTTCATACTCTAATCCACTAGCTCAGGGACGTAAGGTAGGTACAAAGACAATGTTTAAATGTGCTATACAAGACCAGACATTCTTAATAAGAATGGAAACTGTGTCCTCTATTGGTGCATTTCTACCTACTACGTAGTGTGTGTATACACATATATAGAAAGTAGATATGAAGTAATGTCTGAAAGAAGTAGAAGAAAGAAGCAAATATACCCTGAAGATATATCTGTGTTTGAAGGGATACAGAAGAAAGATGCTAAGGTTCTAGAAGTGTCTCTACAACAAGCTCTGGAGACACTTCAGAAGCTAGGCTTCAAAGTCTCTCCACCTTCTACTATACAAGATATACAAGCTCATGAAGACTCTGTTGATTTATTAGGAATCACAAAAGAACCTGTAAAGGTTAGTAGGAGTAGAAAGAAAAGCAAACAAGTAGTAGAGGACACAAAACTAAGAGGTAGACTCTACTTCGCACATCATGTATCGGGTGAGACATATGGACCTGGAGATATAGAGCTAGAAATAGAACAGAGAGATCTTTATGTGTCCCTGCTTAAACAAGACCAGACATGTCTCCAGCACTATCAAGAACCTTTACTACCTCAAAGTAGTAGATGCTACATAGTACAGAAAGGAGCTTTGATATCTAGGAATAACTACATGAAAAAAGAAGTAACGGAAGCACAGTTTAACTCTGCTGCATTATGGGATGGATTTCTTACAGAAACAGCAGGAGCGCAAGACTTACAGAGTAGAGGAATAGCTGTACCTACAAACGTAGGATATCACGTAGTAAACAATACTCTTTTCTAAGGTTATGTGAGAGACATAATAAGGATATTAAGGATGAAATATAAGGCACTAGTTACAAGAATGCTAACAATGGCTGATGAAGCTATTGAGATTATTATAAACGACACAGACACCTTTCAAGACTTTTCCACTAAAGTAAAAAATGCTTTATCACTATGTGATCTAAGAGCTAATACTCAAATGTTTAGACTCTTTGAGGATACAGAGCTTACGTATTCTTTATCTGTAGAGGAGTATATAAAAGCTGAACATGCAGCTAATTTGTTGTATCCTTATAGTAGAGAAAACGCAGAATCTCTAGACTTAGGAGAGAATGTACAGATAGCTTTCACAAAACAACTTCCATCAGGGGAAGTTGTTAAGTTATTTATCTACGACACAAATGACTATGATGCAGTAACGAATAGTATAGCAGATATATGGAAGTTAGTAGATAATAGACTAGTAGAGACTAATAATAGGGAAATAGCTTGTAATAAATACCTCAACAGTCTAGATCCAACTTTAAAAGTTAAAATATCTATGGTTCTAGATATCCTCTATGGTAGAATGTCACCTGAGCAAGTGATGGCTAGGTTGAAAGAAGAAGAAACAGGACAACTACCTAATGGGGTATATATTAAGAGAGATACAGAATGATATATAAAGTAGACTTTAGTAAGGCTATGTGGAGATACCTCTACAATGATATATATAACAGAATACATGAAATGGGCATAGAGAATAATATTAGGGAAGAGGATTTAAAGAACAGGATAATAAGGTTATTAGCAGATGATAAGTCGCTTTATTTACTAGTAGAGATCAAAGATAACTCTATAGTATCTCATTGTCTTGTTAATATTATAAACGACATAGCTTTAATAGAGCAAACAATGGCAGATAGGAAAAGAGGAAATACATTCGTAGAAGAGTGCCTTGAATACATTGAGAGAGATATTAGAAAAGATCACCCTTATATATCAAGAATAGCTCTTAGTACAAGAAGAGATGAGTACAGAGCTATAGAACGTAAATATGGCTTTAGTGTAGCAGAGATATTTATGCAAAGAGAGATAAAGCCTGTTAGTACTATAGAAGAAGAGAGTACGTAAATGAGTGGATTAGGTGGAGTATTTGGTCAAGTATTTACAGGAAATGCTGGAGATGTAATAGGACAAGAAGGTCTTGGACTTACAGGTACAAAAAATAATCAAACTCAGCAAATACTTCTTGACCCCACTACTCAAGCATTAAATACTCTTAGACTTAATAACATGATGAATATGGGTGGAGCAGTAGGAGGGTTTGAAAATCTTATTCCTCAATACATGCAGTCCACTCAAATGTCTCCTGATACTACAGCTCTAATAAACCTCTCAGGTCAATATGCCGCTCAGCCAGGCCTACAAGCAGGAGACTGGTATAATCAAGCTATCAATGCTATAAACCCTAGTGCTGAGTCAGCAAGATTACAGAGTTTACAAGAGCAAGGAATAGGGCAAGAAAGAACTGTACTTGATAGAAATCTTATGGGTCTACAAGCTCTCCAACCACAGTTACTAGGTGCTGGAAATGACTATTTCAGACAAATACTTCAGCCTACGTTACAGAGTCAAAGTTCTCTTATGGGTCTAGGACGTAGTGGAGCAAATCAAGAAGCACAAGCGAAAGGTGCAGCTTCTATCTCTCTTCCTATTGCACAGCTTATGGCTCAATTAACACAACAAGCCTATGGACAGTATGGGCAAGGAGTACAAAGTCTGCTAGGTCAAGGTTATGCTGGACAGCAACAACTAGGTCAGCAGAATCTACAGAACATACAAAGCATCAACCAAGCATATCCTGGTGTTTCTACAGAACTACAGAATGCACAGTTACAGAGAGTTTTACAGGGTATTAATAGTACAGATGTGCAAAGACAGGCTACTACAGGTGGATTACAGAATATATTGCAAGGGTTTATTTCAGGAATGAATGCAACGCCATATAGCCCTGCCCCTACACAAAAGACTTCAGGGACAGGAAATACTGGAATTGTAAGCTCTATCCTAGGTGGAAGTGGTGGTGGATCAGGTGTAGGTTCAGCAGTTGGTGCAGCTCTTATATAATCTATAACATATGAAGTATATAAAATGCCAGGTCTACAAGGTATAGATTCAGATTATACACCACTTACAGAGGGTTCTTCTTTATCTCAAGAATCACAAGGTCTAAAACCTATTAATGATAACTATAAACCTAGCTCTACACCTTCTACTGGTGGATCATATGAAAGTATGCCTATTTCTTATCTCCAACCTACTCTAGCAGATATGCAGAGTAGACAACTAACATCTTCTCAAGATGTACAAAGTAAAACACAAGATATACAAAAGCCTAATTTTGGTACTATGCTATTACTAGGTATGCTAGGCGGTCCTAGAGTAGTAAACGAATACTATCAAAGAACCATGCAGAAACAAGTAGAACCTATTGTACAAGATATAAACTTAGGGTATAGAGATGCTTTAAATAGAGGAGATTTTCAGACAGCACAAAGATTAGTAGGTCAACTTGCACCTTTAACTTCTTATAGCCCTACAGCAGCTAAACTTCATGAGACTTTTGTAAATGAAATAGCTAAACGACAAGACAATATTCAACAGAATAAGATCTATCTAAATGGGCTTATAGGTAGTGGATTGATTAAAGAGGGTACTCCTGCTTATAGAGATCTTACAAACCCTAGTACACTATTACAAGATAAGGATATGGTCCAGAAGAAGGTAGAGCTATATAAGAGAAGTGGTCAAGTAATAGGTGGTATATACACAACAATAGAAGGCTTTACGCAAGAACCTGTTAAGCAGTACGTAATGCCAGAAGCTACTAAACCTGTTGATCTACCAAAGGTGACGCAAGATGCTCTAATAACAAAAATAGGCCCTAATGCTATACCAAGATATGCTATGTTACAGACTAAGGTATCATCTGGACAAGCTACTCCAGATGAAGTGAATGATTTCAAGGCATATAATAGTGTCATAGGTCCACAAGCAGCACAGAATGTTGCCTTACAACAACTCACTGCAGGAGAGAGAGCTAAGCTTAATTTACGACCTGGACTAGCCGAGGAAATGTTATCTCCTGAAGGCACTGCACAACAAGGTAATGTACAGCCTTCTAGTGCTGTAAAGAGAGGTAATGTATCAAGAAGTAATGTACCTGCCAATCAACAAGTAGACACAGCTAGACAAGGTTTTATATTAAATACAGAAGACATGGTAGCTAATAAGGAAATAAGTAGAGAGCAAGCTGATGCTATGTATGCTCGTAGGGGTATACAGCTTTCTATGCCTCAAGGACCTTACCAAGAAGCTAGAGCGAGTGAAACACAAGCTAATGTAGCAGAGATAGGTGGAAAAGCTGTTGCTCAACATGTAGCTGAAGCTGGTTATAAGCCTCAAGCTCAGCTAGTAGGATATAAAGTAGATAAGAATGGACACCTACAACAAAGTCCTACAGGTATGTCTGTAGATCAGTTAAATGCTGCAAACTGGCATGTAGAGAGTGTCCCAGATGCAGAACGTAAAGGTCTTATGGACTTTCCTAAATTCCAATCTATGTATGAGCATGTAAAGAATGAAGTTTTAACTAATCCTGTATTTAAAGAACCTGATAAATATAAAGCCTGGTGGGATATTGCTAAGACATACTACCAGCAAGGTCTTCCTATCCCTTTCACATCTATAAATCTAGGTGGTACAGCAGTAGGTAGTGAAGATAGACAATACCTAGCCTCAGCTCTTGCTACTATGGGACAGATGGTAGAGACTATATCTAACCCATCTCTTAAAGATAACGTTGCTATTGGAGCTTTGAAGAACTACATAACAAGCCCTAATGCTAAGCCTAGTGGTATTATATCTGCTCTAGACGCTGTACACGATACAGCTTTAGCAGGGGTGAAAGGTGTAGTTGGGACTACAAAAGGGGCAGTAGAGGAAGGTGTTACTGCTAGGGATATAAAGAGAGAAAGGGAGTCTAGAAGCCAGGTTCCTGTACAAAGTACTACAGGAGAGAATACTCCTCTAGAGAAAGGACAAGAACCTGGTGTAATAAGAAAGAAAAAAGCTCCTGTAGAAGAAGAGAAGGCTAAAGGTCCACTTGATAGAAGTAAGTTTAAGAGAGTTGAGTAATTAACCAAATATAACAGCTAGTAAGCCTATTAACATAAATCCAATAGCAAAGGTAATAAAGGCTGTGACTACGTTAGCTAAAACTTTACCGAGCTGATCCATATGTTTCCTTTAGAAAGATCTACCCCTGAAGCTTTGATTCCTATTCCCAAAGCTGAATAGGAACTGTTCAGCCAATTGTGAAGCCAATTGTACTGGATTGGTGGTAGAGTGGTCAAGGTGAACAAACGTTGAACAAAGAAAATATATTTGTGTGTTATATATCAATAGGTTATGAGGAGTAGAGCTGAATTTGTACCCTTCTGTTTAAGGTTTGTTCAGTGTTGTTAGTACTAAAAGAGAAGCAGGAGTAATGTGGAATGTCCACACTATTAGATTACCTTCTACAACTCCTCAACCTACAGATGAGCAGAGTTATAAGTTTAAGAGTGTATTAGGTGAATAGGAACTCTTTTACTCCACTTACAGGACAGAATGTAAATGCCTACTAAGTCTTTTACATACGACGGTACTCCATATAGTATGTACTCACGTAGCGATTTCTCTGACGATCAGGCCTTTAATTCTCTAGAAGGGTATATAAACTCTGGAAAGCAGAGCTTTAATCCACAAGATGAGAAATCTATTATGGTTTCTCCAGGGAATGTATCTAGCCTAGGAGATATGGCTTCTCATGTAAGAAGTATTTATGACCAATATATTGCCGGGCCTATGTCTAAAGGTATACAGGGTATACAGAGTAATCCTACTGTACAAGGTATGGTAGGTCCTGGCTTTACTCCACCTACTGGTGTGAATACACAGACTCCTACAGGTGGAGTAGATACACAATTCAATCCTGTAGAGAACAAACAAGGGATAAACGCTTTAGGTGATTATGTAAGAAATACTATTAACGATCCAGTAGCTACAATGCTTATGTTTGCAGGAGGTCCTTTAGGTAAAGCTACTGGTACAGTAATGCAAAAAGTAGCTCCTGTAGTATTACAAGGTACTCTTAAGGCTTTAGGCCTTCCTATAGGTCTCGCTACAGGTACTTTAGCATTAGACCAACTCTTCGACCCTAATGCTTCTATACAAGACAGTACTAAAAAGGCTCTAACAGTAGGAGGTGTTACCACAGCTTTACAATACGCAATGACAGGTTGGAATAAAATGCTCTCTTCTGCATCTATGCAGCAAGCTACTCAACAAGATACGTTAGCACAAGAATCTCTCCATAACGACATGTTAGAAGGCTTTAACAAAGTATGGTCTAAGTACGAAGTATCAGGGAGTATAGAGAAGAATCCTGCTTTATTCATAAAAGAAATAAGCTCTGTTGCTCAAGACGTAGGTCAAAAGAAGCTTAATACTTCAATACAAGATATGCTAAACTATGTAAAGCTAAACGCTGGAGATGATGTTAAAAGAGAATTCGCTGGAAATATAAGTTCTCTACGCAGTAACTTAACCAAGCTATCTAGCTTAGAAGAATCCTCTGGTAAGTATAATGAAATATTCAAAAGCTTCCTAGATGACTTACATAACACACAAAACATAGTATACGGTATACGTGGAAAAGGATATGGAATTACCAACCCATCAGATACTGTATTGTCATATCAGCTGTCACAAGATCCTCAGTTCATAAAAGCGCTAGTAAGCTCTAAAGCTATTACACAAAATCAAGCTGGTAGTATTATGAAAAACAAAGGCCTAGAGCAAGTAATGCCAGATTGGAAAGACTACGTTACTCAAGCAGATGTTGATAGAGTGGTAGGAAGAAGTAATGCTAATGCTAACAGCATGGCTAATAGTAGAAATTTTCAGTCACAAAAAGATCTAAACCTTCCCGCTTGGTCTCAGAATATGCAGTCTCTAGTACAGGAAGTAAATAATATAAACAGAAGTAAAGCTGTTACTGAAAGTATAGTGAATGTAGGAGATTTAAAAGATGTACAGTCTATACGTAAAGCAGCATTAGAGACTTTGCAAAAGTACGATAAAGTAGATGCTATGTCTCAGCAGCTTGTAACACTTGCTGGTCAGAGAGGTAGTAGGCTCCAGCAAGAACTACAAGGTAGAACGCTAGCATCTACACAACGCTATATGAGTAAGGACTATAAAGATCTCACAGGTACTCAGCTTTCTCTCGTAGGTCCTATTAACTCTGCTGTATTGAAATCGTTAAAGGATAGAGAGTAGATATGTAATGGAGATATCTAGCAATGGAAGTAAACTATCCTGGTGGCTATTGGGTATATTTGCCACCCTGTTCTTATTAAGTATATCTTTTTTCATTAATACTATAGTACAAATAAACACTAGATTAGGTTCAATAGAAGTAACGGAAGCTACTTTAGTAGAGAAGGTTAAGCATTTAGAAAACTCAGTACAACTCATGTCAGGTGATAAGTTAGAAGTTATGATTAAAAACTCTGAACTCTCTAATAAAGTATCTTCTGTAGAGAATGTTATAAAAGTAATAGAAAGTAGGTTAGCTAGTATGTATGAGAGACTCCTAACTGCAAGTGATAGAAGACAACCACAGTGATAACATACCAACTAGACCATACAGCAGAGCATGTAAAAACGTTTCTTCCACCTTACAAAGGTACATGGAAGACTCTACCCTCACATCTGTTACCAGAGGATGTAATCCAAGACTCTAATAACACATCTCTTATAGAAGGTGTCTTACGTAGTAGACCTGGTCTACTAGATCTAGACACCTTTCAATTTCTAGACTTTGCTGTTCCAGATCCATCTAGAACTACTCGTATCTCAGGTGGAATTCAATTCCTCGACATCTCAGGTAGCAAATACCTCATAGCCTCTTCTTTACAAAATATATGGACTAAGCGAGATATAGCTACTACTTGGTCTCGTATTGGTAGTAATTACGTAATACAAGGTTCTCCTCTATACAACGTAAGACTTGCTATGCTACAGCAAGGTAGTAGTATATATCTCTTATACACAAATGGAGTACAGCAACTTACAGTCTCTACTAACTTACAGACCTTATCAACAATACCAACAGTCCAACCTGGTAGTCTACCTGCTCCTATAGCTCGTGATATATGTATTTCCTTTGACAGAATAGTTGTAATCCAACCTCCTTTTACTATAGCATGGTCAGAGTCTATAAACGATAGTTTCCTAGCCTTTACTTCCTGGCCTGCACTTAATCAAGCAATACTTACACAAACTACAGATCCTCTTGTAGCTATAGCTCCTTTAGGAGTATTAAATTTTGTAGTATATAAAGAAGGTAATATATACTGTGGTGTAGCTCAAGGTGGACCTTCTAGTCAAGCATTTAGATTTGAACATAGAGGAGAATATGAAGGACCATGTTGTCCTAACTCAGTGGTCCATGTGAATGGAAAACATGTCTATATGACACCTACAGGACGTATAGGTATGTTTGATGGGAGTACTCAAGAATGGATATGTGATGGACTATGGCCTTTTCTGCGTAAAGATATAGACAGGAATTATAAACAAAACGTATTTGGTGTTTATAACTATAAGCTATCGGAGATAACATTCTGGTACCCTAGAAAAGGAGATAGTGGAGCTTGTAAAGGTATGCTTTGCATAGACCTTCCATACCCTACAGCAGGTATTACGACTTTCTCATATTTCATAGGCACCTCTTCCTTTGCTGTTTCTTATGGACTATCTATACGCTTATTTAAAGATATAGTATCTCCTGTAGTCTTTGGAGCTTCATCTCTACTACCAGACACAAGTACAGATGTATTTCCCCCTAAAGCTTATCTCTTAGACGAAGATACATATACAGACTCTACAAGACCTTTCTCTTGTTCTTTCTCTACTGGTATCTTTAAACCTATCTCTCAAGTAGACCAAGGTTCTATTTCACAAGGAAAATCTAAACCTGATAACTCAGGTATATACAAACCTACTATAGAGCTATATACTACTAGAGACAACACACGAGGCTTAGTAGACTTATCTCCCCTTACAAGCAGCTCTCTAGAAACAAGTGGAAATGTAGTCGAAACAGATAGAATAGACCTTTCACTAACATTTCCTAATGAATACCACGGCTTTAATGAAACTGGCTCTTTTATAGGATTAAAGCTAGAATGGGATGCTAGTGCGAAGGTTGAGTATAAAGGAGCAGAGATATATGTTAGAAAGTCTCCTTAACTATGGTGTAGCTGGTATTGTTATAGTAATCTATTTATGTATACTTTATATATGTATTTCTGCATGCGCTATATCTTTAAGAAGGAATAAAAAGTAAAATGCCTTCTCTACTACCAGCACCAAGACTAGACTCATATGATTCTCTCTTATATATAAAAGATATAAAAATACAAGACTTAATAAACATACTCTCAAGAAATGAAAGAGCTATATTTGCATATTTAAATGCGCTAAATAATCAATTTCAAAATAGCGTAGAGTCTGTAAATGCTGTTAGTACTGTTATATCAAACTTGGCACTAACAGCTCAGGATATAGGTTTTACAATAGCAGGAGGAGTTGTCCCTAAGGTTCTAACACTAGATCTTAACCTTACAGCATCTACGGGGTTGTATATAGCAGGTACTAATAATAGAATAGATGTTCTAGGCTCTACTACAATAGGTCAAGGTGGACAGGTAGGTATTATAGATATAAGTCCTGTATATCCTGGACAGAATACTATCACTACCCTAGGCAGTATACAAACAGGAACCTGGAATGCAGGAGAAGTCACAGCTCCTTTACTACGTATAACTAACGACTTAGCAATAGTCGTTATCTCTATAGACGATACAGGTGTAAACTTTGGTAAGGATATAAATAATAATGACATTCTATTCTTCGTAACAAAAGCGATTAGAAGAGGAAATATACTATACTCTCCTAGTGATAACTTAATAGCTCCTCTAGATCCTAATATAACAACTACACGTAAGTATCTTTCACAAGTAGGGACTGGGAGTGTACCGAATAATCCTGAATGGGTAGAGGTAACAGGTGGAGGAGGAGGTTCTCCAGGTCCTATGGGATTACAGGGTCCTCCAGGACTAGACGGTATCGAACCTGAGGAACCCTACTTTATACCTGGTGTACCTGGTCCTAGTGGACCGATAGGAAATACTGGACTACAAGGAGTAGCAGGGGTACAAGGTCCACCTGGACTTGACGGAGAAGATGGAGTAGAAAGCTTTACTCCTGGTATTCCAGGTCTTACAGGTATACAAGGTATTCCAGGAGTTCAAGGAGTACAAGGTCTATCTGGCCCTCCTGGAATGGATAGTGACGAGGCTAATGAACCTTTACATATACCTGGACCTCAAGGTATACAAGGTATACAAGGTATTCCAGGAGTAAATGGTATACCAGGTCCACCTGGTACAGATGCAGAAGACCCTGAAATGGTGTATATTATTCCTGGTCCTCAAGGTCCAGCAGGAACAGGAGGGAGCGGTAGTAGTAATACTGGTAGAGCAACTTTAGACTTCGGTGCATTTCCTGGTGTATCACTTGCAGAAGTAGACGTAACAGGACAAGCAGGATTTATAACCTCAAGTGAAGTTAATGCTTATATTTTACCTGTAGCAACAGCAGACCATTCAGCAGATGAGCATACTATAGAGAGCCTAAATGTATCTGCTATGTATAAAACAGATGGAACTTTTACAATACGTGGACATATAACAGCTTATCCAGCTATACGAGAGATAAATCAGACAACAAGTCTTGGTAATATAGTACAGCGACAGAGTATCTATGGACAATTTACTATAGGCTGGTCTTGGGCATGAGTATTCTTTTAGCTGGTAATGCTGGCGTAGTGGCAGATGTAGACGAAGCTAGAAATGTACAGATATTTCAAACTGTTCCTGGCTATGCTAGTGCTGGAGGATGGTATAGTGTAGCAGGTAGAAGTGGTACAGGGCTCATAGCAGCAGCATTAGCAACTGATACATCTCTTATGTCAGCAAGGCTTTCAGCTTCTTCGATACGTAAAGCATATATAACCCGTATGCGTGTTATGATGGTAAATGCTGTAGCTGGTGCTAGTGCAGGTACACCATCTATAATTGGATTACAAAAGACTACAACAGCTACTCTTACAGGTGGTACTACAAGGACGTCTACACGCCTTGGCCCTACGAAAGGTACTGCTACAGATATTACAGATATACGAGACAGTAACACTGCACTTGGAGTAGCTTCTGTTGTATTTACTGATGAAATAGCACAATGTGTGACACCTACTGCTGGTACTAGTACTGCACCTTTCGAATGGATTATGGAATTTCCTGCACCTTTAGAATTAAGTGCTGGAGATGGAATAGTATTACGTACACGTCAATTAGGTCCAGCAACAGCTCAGTTTTACTTTACATATACAATGTATTGGTTTGAAAGGTAAGATATGCTTATTCCTTCTACAACTCCAGTTCCGACACTTGGTGGGGATAATCAAGTACAGATACTTGTACCAAGTGAGATCTATGTATATTCAATAAGTGCATACTTACGTGCACTTACAAATGGTACATTTACTGTAAGAATGCGTAGAGCTAGTGATAACTCTGTTTTAGCTACGTTGAGCTGGACTAGCTCAGGTCTTGTTACTTTCAACTTTGATACTGTTCAAGAGTTGGTCTCAGATGAAATTCTCTGTTTTGATATAACCTCAGCAGGTATTGGCGCTGGTGGATGTCAAGTAACTACATGGCTTTATTACGTGTAAGGTATATAAATGGCACGTACACCTAAACGTCTATTCGGTCCTTTACAAATCTCTAACTCTGCTACTACTCGATATACAGTACCAGCTGTTACTAAAACTATTATACGTCACGTCCACATCTCTAATCCTAGCGGTAGCGCTGTAACGTTTACGTTATCAATAGGTACAGATGCAGCAGGTACACGTCTCTACGATGCGTTTAGTATAGCAGCTAATTCTATAAGAGATGACTATTGGTACCAACCTGTAGAAGCTGCTGAAATTGTTCAAACAAATGCAGGGACTACTAACATACTAGTCGTAACATGTAATGGAGACGAGTTAACGTTAGGTTAATACTGTTAGGTTAATACTATGCCTTTGACTCTGCTACAACTAAAGAATGAATTACTCAACGACCCTACTGGTCAAGGGTACGCTACTTTTATTCAACCCATCACTGCAAGAGACAACATAACTCTTGCAGTGATGTTAAATGCACAAAGAGTAAATATTCAACTTACTAGAGAACCTGTGAGTACAATGCTACTTTTTAGTAGCATAAACGCTACTGACTTTATAAACCTTACTAGTCTACAGTTACAAGAGCTACAAGTCGTACTAACAATGCCTAGAGTAGATCTTAGCGACGCATCTGTAAGGAATATTCTACAATCTATATTCACAGGTAAAACCGCTACACTTAGTAACTTTGCTTTATTAAGGAATAGACTAGGAAGTAGATATGAGCAACTGACCGCTCCAGGTGAAGTAGTGCATCCTGACTACATCTCACAAGCATTGGATTCGTAATGGCTGGTGATATCTTTCTTAAAGAAGGTACAATATTTACTCTTGAAAGCTCAGGTAGCTCTCTAACTACAGGAACCGCTGTAGCAGCTACTACTACATTCGATGCTCGTAATGCAGGCTCAGCAGGAGTAGTGCAAAACATAGAAGCTATTTTTGAACTAGTATGTCAATGGTCTACTGTTACTGGAATAGTTACTGGTACAGTAGCAGCGGAGTTATATGCAGTACCGGCAATAGATGGCACAAACTACTCTGATGTAGATCTTACAGGTTCTTCTTCTTTTATTTCATACCCAGCTTATCTAGGTAACTTTGTATGTGCTAAAGCACCTACTGGAAGTACTAATATGCGGTTTCACTCTATCTTTCAAAGACTCCGACCTTTATTATACAAAGCATATATTTTAAACAGAAGTGGACAAACAATAGCTTCTACGTGGACCTTAAAACTAATGACTATGAGATATCAATATACATGATAGAGCTACTGCGTTATATAGAGGATAATGCAGGACTTATATACATGTACAAAGCTCTACCAGAAAGGATGGGTGGTACAAGGATATATGACTTTGCACAAGGTAGACTGTCTACATTAGAAAACATGGCTTCACCTCCTACAAGTACCTCAAGTTGGAATATTTCAACCAGAACAGGAGGGTATGGACATATAGCTTTTGATGGCACTGACGATAAAGTACGTACAACAGGTTTATTAGGTAACCCACAAGCTATAACTGTTATGGCATGGATGAATCTTATAACTTCAGATACGAGTGGGTCAGAGATTATATCTCTAGGAGACTCTGTAGCTTTAAGAGCAGACGACAGTGCACTACCTCGTAGTCTATTAGGTTTCTATTATGACGGTGTAGACTGGCAGGCTACATCTTTTGCTATAATACTTGCAGGTTCAGGCTGGCAGCACACTGCATATGTAGTAGATCCAGGAAATAGTAGGCAAGCAGTATATCTTAATGGAGCTTTAAAAGCTACTTCATCTTTTACAGGTGCTATAAGCTACACGCTTGGAGTGGATACAATCTTCGGCTCACATGGTCATAATGGAACAACTCTAGACTTTAATGGTGCTATAGATGATTTTCGTATTTTTAACCGTGGTCTTAGTACTACTGAGATATATAAAATAGTAGCAGACTCATCTTTTAAACGAGATATTACAACAGTAGGGCTAGCAGAAGGCTATTACCTACCTTCTATACGTCCTGTACAGGATTATGTGAGATAATAAAGAAATGCCTAGATATACAAGAGATGAAGTACTTTCTCAAGCACTAGACCTCGCACAGTCTCCACCTCTTGATAGGCATGACAGACCTGGAGATGTTATAGACCAGAATGCATTCTCTATTAAATGGCTCCAAAGTGGATTAGACAGAGTGCATAGAAAATTCCCTTTCTCTACAGATATACAAAGCGTAGATGTGGTTATATCAAGTAATACTACAGACGTTACTCTATTATCTAACAGCTCTTTATATCTACCTACAGACTTTATACTAGATGTAAAGGACGGTATATTTTACACCTCTGGCACTAGTTCTATAAGACTAAAACGTAGAACCTTTCAATACTGGCTTTCTGTCTATAATTCAACATTAAATCAAAAAGTTCCTGTTCCTAGTTGTTACTGCGTAATACAGAATAGAATAAAAGTAGCTCCTATTCCACTAACCAATATATCCGCTATCCTATGGTACTATGCTCTACCTGCTCTTATACAAGCAAGTCAATACCCTTCATTCCCAGACGAATGGACTTTGATAGAATACGTACATATAAAAGCTATGGAATGGAACCATAGTATAGATATAGGTACAGGTCAATCATTTCTAGAGAAAGAACTCGCTCGGCTAAAAGCTGCGGGTTTGTTAAACGAAACAGAATACGATGTAGTACCTATTGAGAATGAGCAAATAATACTCAACACAGGTCTATATAGCCCTAATGCTTGGCTAGGAGATATTGGTAGATGATACCTATAAAAGTATACTATATTATATACTGCTTAGGCTGCGTATTAATAACTCTGATAGCTCTTTGTATACTATCATCATGTTATAACCCTTCTACTAAAGAACTAGAAAGCCTTACAGACTTGTTAAACAAAGCCGATAGAAAAACATGTATATACTACTCAGGTTCTGCAGGACCATACGTCTCTATAAGAGGTGTAACCTCTTTAGGAGATATAGACTTTGCTACATGTTTAAGGAAGGGTATATATGACTGAGCTGTTATATAAACAATTCGGTTTCGCAGAGGACATTGCAAGGCTTATCGTTTATGCATTTGGTAAAGGATATTCCTTAACCTTCGGAGAGGCTTTTAGACCGCTATTTGTGCAAGAGATATATTTTAAAGAAGGGAAGACTCAAACGCTACATAGTCAGCATTTAGAAAGGCTTGCTGTAGATTTCAACCTCTTTCTACAAGGGAGGCATATTTCTACAGATGCACCTGAATGGCATATATTAGGGACGTACTGGAAGTCCCTAAATGTAGATAACAGATGGGGTGGAGACTTTCCATATCTCAAAGACTATAACCATTTTGAAACATTAGGGTAAGATATATGAATACCAAAGAGCTAATAGAGTTTCTTGATGGTGAGTCAAGCATGACTGAGACTGTTTTACTAAATACTCTACTTGACTACTTAGTAAGTATCGGTCAAGTAGAGTTAGCACGTTCTATGAAAGCTCTTATGGAAAGAGCGAGTAGAGGGAACACTAGTCTACTCACGTCTAGTACTATTAATGCTATTACGGGTATTAAATCAACATATACCTATAAAGATGATAGAACTAGAAGGAGGTAACATATGAAGAAGAAAGGTAAAAAGCATCCTGGCTTCTCCTCTGTGCAGAAGAGTATAGAAAAGGAAGGATACTCTGCTAAAAGTGCAGGAGCTATATTAGCTAGCAAGACACGTAGTGCTAGTAAGAAAGCTAAAAAAGCTAATCCGAGACTAAAGAAAGTAAAGTAATTGTACTTACACTACTATTCTATATAGTACATTAATTTGGAAAGTAATATATATGAGTATATACAAAGTATGGTCTGAGATATTTGAGGATACCATCACAGAACTATTCCACATAGTACACTCTCATAAAGACCATGGATATAAAGGACTATTCGACTTTCTATCCTGTCAATCTTGTGCTATGCATTATGAGACTATGAAAGTTATACAGAATGCCAGTACCTAAAGGTAAGCAGAGCTTATACGGTAAAATAGCAGGACATATGCAGAATTTAGGAAAGTCTCTATCAGAGGCTAAGAACATAGCCGATAGAGCAGTAGGAGTTAAGAAGGGTAAGAAGCTAAATAGCAAGTCTAAGTTTTAGTTTTATAGAACAGAAATAGTTATACAATGTCTACATACTTTGTAAGTACAACTGGAAATGATAGCAATCCAGGCACTCAAGCTAGTCCATTCTTAACAGTACGAAATGGAGTTAGCCTGCTAAATCCTGGAGATACTTTGCTTATAAGAGGTGGGATATATAGAGAAGATATCCGTACTGGAACTACGACTATAAGAACTGGAAATTCTAGTGCTCATATAACGCTTAGCGGATATCTTAGCGAAAATCCAACACTAGCACCAACTGTTGCTGGTATTGACTTCAGTGCTGGTACTGGTATAGCATATTGGGATTTTAGTAACTTTATCATAAACGCTTCTATAGCAGGGAGTGAAACTGTTACTCTAGGCGCATACTTAGGCTCTAGTGTAAACAACATAACATTTACCTCTGTAGAAGTTATAGGGCTATATGCACCTAGTAGTATAGGGAATACTACTATCAACGCACTTGGTTTTCAAGGAGCAGGAGCATTCATTACAGTTAAAAACTGCTTAATCCACCACATGTTAGGTTATGCCTTCTATGTTGCAGGTCAGAATTGGACTTTTGATGGATGCAGTATGTACGATAACGGTGGATATGGTGGACAGTTCTACCACTCTGCTAGCAATGATGTAAATAACAATACTATTAAAAACTGTAGAGTATACAACAATGGATTTAACTTTAATGAAACAACAGGGGGAGTTGCACTTACTTCTGGTAGTAATAATATTGCATATAATAATGTAGTATATCGTAATAACGGGTATGGACTACAAACAGCATCTCTTAATGGTGGAACTAATACCCGGTTATATAACAATACTGTTTATACCAACAATCAACAAGGTATTTATATCTTTGCCTCAGGTGGGACTGGTACGATTGTTAGGAATAATATCTCATACAATAATGGACTAGAAAATATTAGAGATGATAGCGGTATTGCAACTATAGATCATAACTTTACTAGTGACCCTAACTTTGTAGACCCTACTACTAACGACTATAGACTTCAAAGCACAAGCGGAGCTATTAACTTTGGTGTAGACTTATCAAGTGTATTCACTACAGATTATTTAGGAAACACTCGTAGTCTACCTTTCGACGCTGGAGCATATGAGTTTGGAGTAATTATACTTCCGCCTATATCCTGTGATATGTCTTTACCATGGACATTAATAACAAGTGGTGTATTTACACCTAATACTCTTGTGAAGAATATAACTTTTAATATAAGACCAGCAAGATGGATATGCTTAAGAAGTCTTTCAGAGATTAACGGTGGTCCTTGGGCGTCTTGTGCTGAGTTTACAGGGTTAGTTAATGGGATATCTCTTTTACAAACAAAAGCTACACTCCTTGCTTGGGATTACGTACAAGGAGTAGATCCAGCGGTTAAGTTCCGTATCTATAGACAAGTAGGAGGTACAGGTACCTTTGGTCTACTAGCAGAGGTACTCTATCCTGAGACTACATATTTAGACTCAGCTATTATACAAGGTGTAGTATATACATACGACGTTACAGCAGTAGACATACAAGGTGTTGAGTCTACAATGACCAATACTGCTCAGAATGTAGCGTCAACAATACTTTCTCACTCTGTATGGTGTGTTACTAGTGAAGAGATAGTATCAGAGGACGGTAGGGGTATACATGCTATAGATGGTATTACTACAACATTCTGGCATACACAATACAGCCCTACTCTCGCTATACAACCACATAATATAGTAGTAGACTTAGGAACTACATATTCTTTGAATGGGTTTACATATCTACCAAGACAAGATGGTGGAGTTAACGGTACTATTAGCCAATACGAATTTTACATAGCTGACTATTTTATTCCTACAGGTAGGCATATGCGGTCTGCTATGATGCAACCTTTTTTAGCTAGGTAGTATATGGCTATAATCTTAGACTATATGAAGAAAGGTCATAGAACTGAGTATATAAGTGAGCCCTACGTAAGTAGCCCTCCTGCTGCCTTCATTATAGACGAGTACGAAAATATATTTACACTTGGATTTGAATACCAGAGAAAGGACGATGCACCTATTGGAGAGTATGCATTTAACATACTATACAACGGACACCCTACTGGTTACTATGCATCTCGTATAGAAAGGAGAAATGGGAAAGTACGTATCTTTACCCGTAGTGGCTGGAGAGTATTTAACGGTAAGTCTTTTATATAAAAGGGTAAACTATGGCTAGAGAGTATGGTATTATTGCTAACACTGTTACTATGGCAAGTCAAGCTGTGACATTAGCGTACTTTCAAGTTATGCAGACTGCTCCTGTGTCTGCTATTGAAGTATTACGTTGCTATGCTTCACAGAGAGGTACGAGTACAAGTGGTATGATTGGTGTGCAGTTAAGTACACAGGTAACTGCGTTTCCTACGCTTGTGTCGGCTGTTCCTGTGAAGATGAAAGCAGGAGATCCTGTCTCATTACTTACAGGTGCTACAGATGGGTCTGCTGGTCATACAGGTATTAATGCAAGTGCTGAAGGTGCAGGGAGTAAAACTGTAGTGCTCCCTGATAACTTTAACGTATTGAATGGCTGGTTATGGGTACCTAACCCTAATGAAACAATTGTAGAGACGCCACAATCAACAGCACATGGGTTTGGATTACACTTTCCTACATCTCTTGCTGGTGCTACTACGAGTTGGTCTGGTGGTATTATATACAGAGAATTAGGGTAAGTTATCGGGGATAGAATAGAAAGGATTAGTATAGTATGAGAGATGTTTTCTATCCCCCACCGAGCGTTCAGGGAAGTATTCCACCCTTTGTAAGAACTCCTATCCCTAACGCTCCACCTGGACCTGATAATCCACCTTTACTCTCACACGTGTATAAGGATATTATTGCTCAAAGCTGGCAACCTGAGCCGCTCTACACAGGTAATTTCGTTAGACCTAAAATTCCTATCATTCCCCTCGACACTACAGGAGACTCTGCATCTATTAAAAGGGAGAATACACTAAGTCTAATTAGTCAGTCTTGGTATACTCCTTATATTTCTCATAAAGTCTATATGGGAAGAGGGCCAATAGCTCCTTTCCTTCGAAGTCCAGATGATCCGCCTAATAGGCTTTTAAGCTACCCTTACAATACATATATCCAGTACGAGAATAACTACAAATGGAGTTCTGTCAACCACAAGCCTATTCAATATAAACTCCTCACACCAGGTATAATACCTGTTATACCTTCTACTACATTTGAGGTAAATGTTAATATCTACTCTGTAAGACATGTTATAGAAATAGATATTAACAATAACAAAGCTGTAGATGACGTAAATCAAGGTAGTACGTTTATATTCACTATACACGCTCTACATAGAAAAGGATTTCCTAGAAATATTAATACAGTAAACGCTGTAAGTATCTCTCTAAAAGATCCATCAGGAAATGTAGTAGTACTTGGTGCCGCTACTACAAAGAATGAAGATAGTACATTCTCATATATATATCAACTAGATACTAATGCAGCTAAAGGTCCATGGAGTGTACAAACTATAGCGAGCTATGCTACAGATGTAAGTGTAACTCCCTATGCTATAGCGTTTGTTGTTATTTAGTACAAGGCTACACACATGCTCAGTACAGTAAGAGGATCTACTGTTATAATAGAAGTCGACACTAAAGGTGAGAAGAATGAATATGTGAATCCTGATTCTGTAACTATTACTATACTAGACTCGCTAGATACTATAATAGTTAACGAAGTTGATATGCTATCAGAAGAAGATGTAGGGTTTTTTTCATATGCACATGATACCTCTACTGATGCTATACTAGGTATATATACTGCAAGAGTTACTGTTACTCAAGGCTCTTTTATCTATAAACCAGAACCTTTTGTGTGTTTTGTATTAGATACAGCAGATGTGCCAAGGCTACCTGCTTTTCAAGGGAATGCGTTTCAGAGTAATACCTTTCAGACGTAGGGTATGTATATGTACATATTCTTTCACATTATAGAGATACTTTTACTGTTATTTATTCTAGTGGGTATCTTAGACTATAAGTTATATAAAGATAGATAGAGAGGTATATACACATGTGTGCTGACCATGCTACTGTTATACATCCATTCGTAAGTGCTATAGCAGATTTATCAGGTTCTCTTGTTAAACCTTCAGACTGGAATCATGGACATACTTTTCAAGGTGGGATAGATGGAGATTTATTAACAAAGGATGCTAGCCAAACAGATGGAGTACTATTCAAATCTGTCCTCTCACATATACTAGGAAGACTACTCAATGTCCAAGTAGGGAATGATAGTCAAAATAACAGTGCATCCCCTACTATAGACATGGTTAATCTCACATTCACAGCACAGAAATCGAACTCTACTATACTCATAGTCTCTCAGGCTACCCTTACAGATGCTAGTGGAACCTACCACTCAGGTAGCTTACTAACCTACTTAGACAATAACCTCATAGTCAACAATCCAATAATCGCCCTAGGTACTAACCATGTATTTATCACCTTCCATAATAATCTCTCTATAGGCTCTCACACTGTTAAAGGTCACTTCACAACTCCGAATCCTAATATGAATGTTACCTTAAACTATCTAACACTAGAATGGGGTTAGGATTCTCTATTCTGTGATACATTATCTACTCTTTCTAATACTAAGGTCCCTATATATATCTTCGTACTATTCTCGTCTGTAATATATAGAATATCTTTATCTACCAAAGACTCCTTCTCTACCCTAAACATAGGAACTATATATACGTCCAAATTCCCTTCTTTTAACATTATACTTCTTAAATGCGATATAAAAGAGTCTAGTTTCATTTGTGTATCTCCTCTTTAACTTGCTTATATCTATCTAAAACTTCATAAAGTAAATCTAGCTCCTTCTTAGTAAGAATTACTATAGGGCATCCATGGTCTGTACAGAAATGTATTTGGAATCCCTTATCAAATATAAGAAGATTTACCACTTCATTGCGAATCTCTAATCTCCTCAATCTCATCTATGTGTCTCCAAATGTTTTATTGCCCTTTATCTTTAAAATACCCTTTATTATATCCTCTCGCATACCCCGTAGCGAATATAATCTTAAATTTAACTAGTAAATGCGTAAAAGGTATCTTAACAAAATCTCCCTCCATGTGTTTAGCTAGATACTTTAAATATACCCTATCTGATAGTACATTCTCATCTTTATAATTCATGATATTCTAATACCTAATGCTTCCTCTATATCTCGTATATTATCAGGACTATTCGTATCTGTTAACTCCCCTGCTAATCTCCATGCTCCTGTATCTGTATTCCTCTCTAATAAAACCTCCTTCCTACCTAATACCTTACTCTTCTCTAACACTAATAACTCATTTCCTAATGTTAACATGTTACCACATAACCCTGAAAACCCACCATATCCACTACCAGCATCAACACCTCTTTTCTTACTCTTACTAGGATGGTGTATAAGTACAAAATGCTTACTCTCTTGAGCTTCTCCTGTACCTCTTACTGTCATATGCTCAAGTCTCTCTAGCACATGATTCATACTCGGCTTAGCATTTAGATCATACCTGGTCATCTTATTCAATACATCAAATACTATAAAATCAAAGGGTATATGCCTTAACACCTGTGAAGGACTTCTAGGCTCATCAGAAATAGGATATGTACCCCATATTATACTTTTAATATTCTCCACTTCTTGAGGGTTGTCAAGAAATTGATCAGTAAGAGCATACATAGTCCATGCTACTCCATGTGGAGCGAGTCTTGTCACCTGCTCTTGCCATTCTAATCTCCCAGTATCAACCTGTATATATAAACAATTCCTCTGTTTACATTTCATGCCTAGAAAGCTCTTACCATTTTGTATAGCATCACAGAGTTGTATGCATAGCATAGACTTTCCGCTACCAGCTTCTCCTACTAAATACGTCCATGCTCCACTACTTAACAATCCATCCACAATCCAGTCTATCTTAGTCTGTCTCTTAGCTAGGTTAGCGAACTGTTCAATAATCATTTATATTAATCTACCTCTTTTACAAAAATAAGTATATAACTATCTATATAGTAATCCATATACCTGCTAGATAGTATTTGCTCAGTGACTAAAGTCCATTCTAGGTCTCGATATACGCGCTTAGATTCTCTAAAATCCTCTAAGCTATTAGATATTATAGCTATTGTCTTGATCTTCATTATCTAGCCCTTCCTGTCTAATCTCATCTAGTATTTTATAAGTAGCTAATGCTAATCTTTCTCCTTTACATACAGGGCATACTATACCACATACTTTATCCCTTTCATTAATACATGACATATCTATATACACCTCTCCAAAAGAGAAACAAGCTTCGCATATTAGTATATGTAACACCAACACTATCCCATCTTCTGTGAGTAATACCTGTCCTATACTTGGTATATCGTTATCACTCATACCTCTCTCCTTATAACCTTAAAAGTAGCTGTTATTGGGATACTATTGCTCTTATACACAAGCTCTCTCTGTGTTATACTTTTATACACTTGTAATATCTGCTCCTCTTCTTCCTTTCTACCTTGTACACTACTACTTTCATATATAAAACACCATGACAAACTATCATGCTTATTCTGCACTAGATATGAATCAGGAAACTCCTTTTGCAATAATATACATGACTCATTAATATAACTAGCTACAGTACCTTGTATTCTATGGTTAAATCCCTGCTTAGCGGTATTTTGGTTACTGAAATAAAAAAGTCTTCTCCCCCCATATAGCGTCCTAGCTATCTTATCTTTTCTAATAACCTCCATCTCCACCGCCTTTCTACTCTGTATCTCTACATTATCTTCCATAAACTTAATAGCTAAGTTTATATAGTCAGGTCTTCTTAGCTCCCCTGTCTCTTTGTCCTTTATCAAATACGACTCTATATTAGGTATAAGATACACAACTTCGGGTGTGTATACAAGCCCTTTATACTCTCTATACGGTAGTTTTACAGCTCTTTTACTATACTTATTTTTTAAATAAACATACGCATACTGTCCTTGTCCATAGGTAAAGTTCTTACTAATAGTTCTTCTAGAATCATCCTTCCCATTCCACCCTACCTCTTGTCTCCATTTTTCATCTTCTTCCGAAGTATGAGGATTATATACATTACTGCACATAGGGAGATTAAACAAAGTACAAGTGACAGGTGTATGAATATCCTTTCCACTTCTTAAATCCGTTAACCTCTCTTTCCAATCTAATATCAAACAATATATCCTATGCTCTACTGCGTCCAGGTCATGCTCTATCCAGAATGTATTCTTATCAGGCCTTATGCAGTCTCTAATAGACCAACATGTATCTGTCTTTCTATGTACTTTCTTAGAGCACTCAGGATTTATACATCTCTTAGGGAATCCCGATAAAGGAGGGTCTATATAACTCCATCTCCCACTAGCTTGTGTAGGGAGTATAACAGGATTTATCCTTTCAGAATACCTTAAACACTCTAGAAAAGTACTCCTTAGAGTATGTATATCAGAGTACTCAAGCCTTAACTTAGCTACTTCCTTTTGTATACCTGATATATTATCCTTCTGTAAAGCTTTTAATAACTCATCTCTGCTCGTTCTACCTTTTATAGTTTTAGGCATTACGTACCCACCTCAACAATATGTACATTAGGTCTGTTGCAAGCTCCTAGGTATATCTCTTTACTCTCTAGCTTCTCACAATAACCTTCTGTTACCAAGTCAGCTAGTATTTTATAAAAATCTGTACAGTTAATTGGAGCATATATAAAGTCTACTATATACTCATACCTTTTACATATCTCTATAACAACCGCTACATTAATCTCCCTCAGTGCTCTATAAATACCGAATACTGAATAGTCTGAACACTCCCCATTAGAGATTATAAATATCTCTCCTACTTCTATTCTTTCAACATCTGCTAACATTACTCACTCTCCTCTGTTTCTAACACTCTCATAGCTTCTTCAATCCCATAGATCCGCTTCGTCATCTCCTGGTGGATCATACGCATCTAATACATACCTCCCGTAAAGCTCCATATCATGCTCTAATATAGAGCATCTGTATGACCAGAAGTTTATTGCGTGCTTAAGATAGTACAGTGTCACTCTATTCTGCTCCTATAGAATCTAGATACTCCTGAGCTTCTCTCATAATTTCCTCTGCTAGTGACTTCAACTTTGTACTTCTCCTGACCTTTACAGGTCCCTCTGTTACATACACCCCTTCATACACAGCACTACCTACCTGCTGATGACTGGCAATATTAAAGTCAGGATTACCTGTTATTTCTTTACTCCTTTCCTTAATACTCTCTATCTCTGTATTCAACAACTCCACAACAATATTTACTCTATCTCTCCATACTTCTATACCATTCTCCTGAAACTTATCTATTATATATAACAAAGGTTGTCTACGTAACACATATTCCTGCCAGGATAACGTATCCTTACTGAACTCTCTTAACAAATACTTCCATACACTATTTAACGTAGTATCAGCATCTAGTCCTGCATAGAAATACTTTTCCCTAATATCTCTAGTAGTCCTTATATGCTTATGTCTATTATACGCTCCTACACATGAAGTCATGTAATCAAGATTAGTAGGCTCTCCTGGAAATAGAGTAGCCCAAGCTAACATACAATCCTCTAGCTTTATACTCTCTACATTAAACACCTCTGTAAAGTGTGGTAGATCTACAAGACCATTCTGTGTTACTACTGTAGTGCCAGACATAACAGATAGAATATTAATACTACTAGAGTACCGAACATCCATGACGTAAATATTACCTTCCACATCTGCTAGACTCCACATTTCTAATCTATTATTATCATATATATCATACTCTGTATCAAATCCTATATACTTAGGTATACTTTTAGGTTGTATGTTTATATGCATATGTGGTATAGGTAAAGGCCATGTGCCTTCCACTAATCTACCAAACTTCACAAAATCTAACATAGTAGCTCTGTAAAGAGTAGGGCTTTGAAATAGAGAAGCTATATGAAGAACAGGGTATATGTTCTTTATAAAAGGATCATTTCTAATGGGGTCATAGTACCCATCAAATCCTAGTATCTGTTTTGTCTCTGTGTCCCTGCCTAATACCCAACCTCTCCAACTTGTTATACCGTTATTACTCCCTTGTAATTCTGTTAAGGCATAGAGGGATATACCACCCATAGCCATAATGTATTTAGTAGAGTCAGGGATATGCATATATAACCTTGTACAACGCTCAATAGCCTCTTTAAGTATAGTAGGTGTAATACCGTTAACAACTTTATTACTGCCGATACTAGGGAGATCATTCTTTCCATGTGGTCTACACTTTATAATATTCGCTCTTGACACTCTATCATATGGTATCCTAGTCAAAGGCCAGAATTCATCTTTCAACCATCTCCCTGTAGGTCCTATTAAAGGTTGTGGTCTTACATTATCACACATCTCTACCTTTCTACCATTATCATATATATACTCCACTATTTCCTTTCCATACTCCTCATGCTCTCCCGGAGCTTGTGCTACTATACATACCTCACTATTCTCTACATAATAATCAGGTGTTATGTACGGAGATAATTCATAGAAAGGACACCCTATACATTTATCAGGCTTTGGAATAGGCATCTTCAATCCTTACTATAACATATATGTAAAAGGGTAAGTTCTCATCCTTACCCTTTTATATTACAAAGTACTATAATAATCCCTTATTACCTGAGATATATACTCTATAAAATCCTCCTTACGAGAGTTATAGAAGTAGCCTGACGCCTCATCTTCATTCTTATCGAGCCAATCTGAGATATACTCCGCAATAAGCTTTATCTCCTCTCTAGATGGAATATTCATCTACATACCTTTCATATTACCTAAAAAGTTCCCTCCATTCTTACTTAACGTAATGTACATAAAGTACATACCCTGTTGTAGCATATCTAATACATCTCTAGTCCCTTTAGGAGATCCATCATATTTACTAAAGTATAACTTACTACACTTAGCCCAGTTATCATTAGCAAAGTCGTTAGTCTTGGGTTGAGATATATTCCCTTCATCGTCTCTCTTATATCTAATATCAGGAGAGATATCAAAGGAAAACCTTCCTTTCCTACCTTCCTGTGCTGGAGCTACTATACCTGACACATTATATACAAGCCTACCATTAGAAGATAAGTCTCCTATCTCCTTGTCATCCTCAATATATCTCTTACGTATAGTAGGATTTACTGTTTCTTTAGTAGCTTCCGCTACTCTCTCTTTATTCCACTTATACTGTCCAGCAGGTAGAGATAGGTTATCCTCTAGACTTTTAGTTCTTTGAGGATCTAGAATAAAATCTTCGTCTAGTTCTCCATTTCCCTTAGAAGGAAATGGATTATCCATCTCTACTGAGTTCTCATTATTAAACAACTCACGTACATCTTTCTTCTCTACTTCTACTACTTCACTTGCTTTTCCAACTCTCTCGCTCATTTCTCTTGTCCTTTTTACTTGTGTTACTTTGATTGAATAGTAGATGCTAAGTTAATGGGTCTCTGTGCTGAGCTTCTATATATCTCTTAAGAGCATCTATAACTTTACTCCCTTGTTTAAGTGTTAGCTCATGTAGTCCCTGTACTTTGAATTCCTTATATATACCCTCCTTCTCAAACCCTGACTTGTCCAATAACTCTTTAATACTCATCACCTCCTCTTCTGTTACTAAAGTTTCTTTTACATTTCTACCTACATAATTATCATGATCTACCTCTCCTGTAATAATACCAAATGCATTCTTAAATGCATACCTGGCAGCATATGTCTGTATACCAGTTATGTACTTACTCATAGTCATAGCTCTCGTTTTCTCTTCTAGCTCAAACGAGGCAGGATATGAGGTACTTTCTTCATGCCCACGTATATGTCTAACTACACACAAAGCCTCTACATACTTCTCCTTAAAATTTACATACGACTTCATAGAATATGAAAATCCATGTTTCTTTAACAACTCTTTAATACATGGATCTCCATATGAAAGTATATATTCAACAGGAGCGTAAGCATATAAAAACCCACTCTGTCCATATACTTTCTTAGACTTTGGAATAATAGGACATTCTCCCTGAAACTCTGACATACTACTATAAAAAGACTCTCTAGCTTCTTCTGCTTTTAGCTTCTCTCTCATGAGCAATAGCTTCTCTAACGCTTCTACAGGTACATTCTTGTCTATAGCTTGAGAGATAAGTAGAGCAACTTGATTATCTTGTAATGCTGGGAGTATTTCCATCTCGTATCTTTCCATGCTCTGTCGTAATTATTAAACTTTGTAGATACTGTTTATTCTTTGCTAACTTATTAATACTGTATATATATTTAACATTACTTCCCTCGCTTACCCTTCTCCTCTTTACTATTCCCTTAAACCTTAGCCATTTTATATACGATCCTGCTGTACCTTTAGTTAAATGACATGCTCTTTCTATCTTATAGCATTTTACATAGCTTCCTTTATGTAATAACAGATACACTATAACCTTATCCATATTACTTAATAAGTCAAACATATCCTTTCTTATATACTTCATTGATCTATGTCTCATTACTAGACTTTAGAATAGGTAAAATAAAAGGTAGACATCCTAGAGGACTCTTGTATATCATATCCTGTATATAATACACAAGCAAGAATGTCTACCTTTTATAATCCCTCTATACTCAGTAGAGAGGTTATGTACTACTCTCCAGCAAGCATCGCATCAACCAAGGCTTCAATAAGCCCTACTCTATCATTCTTAGAGATAAAACTGTTATATGATACCCAATGTTTCTCAGCCAATCGTTGTAGTTTACTCTCATCAAGACCTTCAAGAAAGCTTCTCACAGAGACTCTTGCCATGTCTTCTCTGCTACGTGGTTGACGAGCTGCACTCCTTCCTTCACAAGCGTCAATAAGCTCACTCTCTACTTCTACTACCCGCATGTGAGCACTCTGTAACCGAAGGATAATCTTTGCTTTTCGCTTCCATCCATAGACTTGATCGGCAAATACCTTCGCTAAGACCTCTCGTACTTCCTCTGGAACAATGCTCTCATATGCACTATATGAGAAATCTTTCAAGAGGTTCTCCTTTTCCACTACCTCATCCACTGGCATGTACTTCCTTTCTATTTGTGTTATACTCTATACTAACTTTTCTTAAATATACAGAACCTCTAGAAAAATGTCAATGGAGAAAATATGTTTGATGAGAAAAAACATAAAGATTTCTACAAATTCCTTAAACTTCCAGGATTTAAGCCTTCTGACTATTTCCTTTTCAAGTCTATACGAGACTACTTCTTTCCATATACCCCTACTTTATCTAGTACTAGACAAGTTTTTGTACTAGGGTTACGAATTATTTATACATGCTTCTATGATCCTCTCTTACGAGAGAAGGTATTTGCTCTAGCAGAGACCCTACAACATGAAGACCTCGATAGACAACTAGAACATATAGAATACAAGTCTTTACAAGATATAATAGATGAAGAGAGTAGGAAAGTAAGGGGATAATACTTTCTCATTTCAATTTCAGAATATTTCAGAATCTCAATTCTGTTATAAGCGTTATGTTTAGGTATATAGTATATGATATACTACTACTATTATAACTAATACTTGATACCATAACATAACTTATAGTATACCAATACATCTATACTAGTATTTCTTTACTAATCTACATTTACTAGTATATACTTACTAGTACATATTTACTAATCCTTAGTAACTAATATATACATACTAATCTATAAATACTAATATATACATATTAGTATTTATCTATTAATCCATAAATACTAATCCATACCTACTAATCCACCAATAAGTAGTATTTATGTATAAATACTACTTAAATTGCAAGAGTTATGCCAGAGTAGAGATTTTCTCCCGATACAAGAATCTAACCAATAATGCAAAAATCTCATATATTCTCCTTGCAATACTCTTCTATTTCGGTTATGCTCTTACTATCCACTCTGGATAACAGAGAAGGCAGTTGGAGTCGGACATATCCCCTAGTTACTGTTTCTCTCGACAGGATACTGTATAGGGTTAATGGTGTTGTAACATCATAGCGTGATAGTCTACTCTCTAGACCATTCATAGAGAGAGACTCTATCCCCCCTAGTAATCCGGGAATCCTACAAGAGTGACTGGTGTACATGGTCTCTAGGCGATATCTCTTTTCATGTATGCGTATATGAGAAGAGTCTTCTGTAATGTGACTCTGTATATATGTATATACAGAACGGTTCACAGTCCATAAACACAGATGACAGGAGATTAAATATGAGTACAGCTATAAGAGAGAGTAATATGCTCCAGGCTTTGAGTATTCTCAACAGTGATCTCTTCGACTCTGCAATGTTGCTCCTGCTTCAACTTCCACTCGAGGAAAGGCTACAGATATTCCACAAATTCTGTCCGATATGTGGAGTTCTTGCAGTCCATTGCGTTGCACACGCTGCTGAAAGAGCAAAGATATGAAAGATGTCCAAGTCACTTTGTATTACCGTACTGGAAACGTTGATCATATCACGCTATTTGGTACCTACACCGAAAGGAAACTTATAGACCATATTAGCGAGGTGTATAAAGCGTACAAAGCAGAGTTTA